TGCACTAAAGCATGATTTTCGTTCACCGATAGACGAGGCTAAGATATGTCGGATTTGGAAACTAGCACAGACACACAAGGTACAAACTTACAACCTACTGATGCTGTGGCGGCGGAAGTAGAGGAAATCACAACGCCACAAAGTGACGATGGTAAGATTGTAATTGATGTTGACGAGCAAGAGAGCGGCCAAGAACCAAACGCTCAGAGTGTCGATAACGACAGCGCTATATACAAGCGCATGAAAAAAGAGAAAGAAAAACGCAAGCGAGAGCATGAAGAGCGATTGAAAGCCGAAGCTGATAAGGAGTCTTTAAGGAAAGAACTTGAAGAACTTAGAAGTCAGGTTAATCCAATCGTAAATCCAAAGCCAACGCTTGAAAGCTGTGACTATGACAATGATCGCTATGAGCGTGAGATTGCTGCGTATTATCAGAACCAAGGTGATGCACCGGCTAAACCTCAAGCACAAGCGAAAGGCGAAGAACAGTTTAATGAACAAGCTTTTGAAGCTGACTTTTACTTAAAGCATAAAGAGGATGAAGTAACAAAGGCATATCCTAAGTACAATCAGGATAAGTCAGAGTTATTAAATAAGTTCACTGCCAACGGCGGCAATGAGCAAACGTTCACTTTTTTAAGTAACATCGCATCACAAGCTAACATTGACATTGCAAAAGCCAACATTGCATTAAACAGAAACAGCGAGTTATTTAATTCTCTACTTAGTGCCGCTGGTGCTGGCAATCAGTTTGCAGTTGCTGATGTTTTACGACAAGCAGCGAGCAAGGTTGATTTACGTGTAAATAAAAAAATCGACACACAACCAACTCCAGATATACAAAACTCAGGGCCAATAGATAATCTTGCGGCTGAAATCGAACAGGCAAAAAATAAGTGGATTGAAAGCGGCTCAAGTGCTGATTTCAAAGCTTATAAAGCTGTTAAATCTAAGGTGAAATAAAATGGCTGATAATTCATTATTGAAGGACGTCCACACGCTAGTTGAGCAAGTGGTGGAAGAAACAGATCAAGCAAGTGGTTTTAGTAAATCACTTCCTACATTCCAAATGGGCGATACAGAAGGTCAGCGTTATGATGATGTTGAATTCCTTCCTGAAGACTTCCGCTTTGAAGCTCAAGACGGTATCGCGTCATTGGCCGATAACTCAGACACTCAAGCGTTAACTGATAGGCTTATTCCTATCCGTCGCAACAAAGCGATGCACATCAAAGCGTCAATCACAACCAAAGAGCTGCGTGATCCTCGCTTGCGTCAAATGGCTGTGCAGGGCTTCTCGCGTGAGATTCGCAACAAGATTGATACGTACGCTTACACCAAAGCAATTCAACGCGCTAACATGGCGGTTAAAAGCAGCGCTGTTATCACGCAGGCTGATACCTCTGCCGCAGAAGTGCTAATGCTTGACGCTGGCTTAGGCATGTATCGTAAAAACTTACACCTATCATTGCCAGACTACAAAGCGCTTTCTGATAAACTAGCACTTAACCAGTATCACGGTGGCTTACCTGAAACAGCATACGAGCGCTCAATCATTCCTAACATGATTGGCGGCTTTGACCGCGCTGTTCGTGCTGATTATCGCTTAACGCTTGGTGCGCAAGGTGCATCTGGTTTAACGGTAACAGGTGACCAAAAGCACACGGTAGTAACCAAAGACGCGAACGACAACTATGTTGATAACCGCGAAATGGAATTAACCATTAGTGCAACGGCTGGCTTGAAAGCTGGTGATAAGTTCACTATTGCTGGTGTTAATCGTCTAAACCCAGAAGTTCGCGAAGATACAGGCGAGCTAATGACGTTTACTATTAACTCAGTTAAGAACGGCACTACGCTAAATATTAGCCCGGCAATCATTGTTGATGGTGTATTCCGCAACTGTTCAGCACAAGCGGCCGGCGCTTCGGCAATCACGTTCTTGAATACTACCACTTCTAACCCATCAGTATTTTGGGCGGAAGATTCAATCAAGCTTATTCCTGGCAACTTACCTGTTGAAGGTGGTGGCGTTGATAAGGTTGACGCTGTAACTGAGCAAGGTTTACCGATGCGCTTTACTTACTGGTACGATCCAAACGCAGAGAAAATGTTTATGAAAGCATTAGTTTTCTTTGACGTTGAGGTGTGGTTACCAAGTCAAGTAGGTGTAATCCTAACCAACCAATCTTAAGTTGTTATAATTGTTAGGGCTGTTAATTCAGCCCTTTTACTTTGGAGTTATTATGCGACATATTTTTAAAGCTGATGGGCCATACAATAAAGGTGATGAAACCTATGATTGTAAATGCGTTGGCATGAATGAAGAAGCGCCGAAAGGCTGGTTTAACAATTTAGAAGATGCATTGAAATCAGCAGCAACCAAACCTAAATCTAAGTCTAAGACAGGCTAAAACCTATGGCTATAACTAAAGGCGATATAGTAAGACAAGCTTATATTAACTTAAGAATAAGCGGCTTAACATCAAGCGCAACGCCAGAAGATACTGAGCTTGGTTTGCAAACTTTAGAATCTATGATGTTGTCATGGACTAATAAAGGTTTAAATCTGGGGTATGCTAAATCAAGCGATCTTACTGACCCTGACCCACAAGATGATAGCGGGTTAAGCGATGCGACTTATGAAGCGGCTTACGTTAATTTAGCGTGTAAACTTGCACCAGCATTTGGCAAGCTACCCAATGAGCTTAATAGATACGCTAGAGAGCTTTATACTGGATTGTTTAGTGTTGAGCTACCTCAAAGCCAAAACAACCCGTACATGCCGTTAGGGGGTGGTGATAGGTTTGATGCATACTCACCAACATACCAAGCACAGGAAGATCCTATAACCGTAGAAAATGACGGTAACCTAGGTGATTTAACTGTATAACCAAAACCAGTGTTAATATTAAATTTAAGGAGTTAGAGCCGTGGCGATAACAATACCAAGGGGCGTTCCTGTAAATGTTACGGATGCTATTTCAGCAAGTGAAACCGATAGAATTGGCATACAAGCCAAGCTAGTAGGTCCCGACCAAGTTAGCAATACCGTGTACTTAAGAGTTTCACCTACCGAATCAAAAAACATTGATGATTACGATGCTGAATTAGTGCAAGATAGAAGCTCAGCTCATAGCTTTAAAAGCATGACCGGTAAACCAGGTAGCTTTCTTTGGGCTTTTCTACCATTTAGCACTGGAGCTAAATCAGTAAACATATACGCCGAAGTTGAATCACCATCAAGTGCAAAGAAAAGATTTAACACGGAAACAGAAATTGAGTTTGGCGCTTTCACTGATTCGGTGAATATAATCCCAGAAGCAGGAGCGTCATTTGCTGTCGCTTACAAGTCTGGCGATAATTACATAGCCGATGGCGAAGGAAGCCGCTCAGCACCAACTCGCGTTTTTGTGCAAGGCTCAGCGGTGAAAATTACACCCACAAGTGGCTATGTAACTGTAAGCGGGGCAGGCCCATTTTATGAGGCGGAGTCTTCAGACCCCGCAGTAGTTTACGATAATATAGTTTTTCTTGGTTCATCAACAACAGCGCGAGCTTTTGGGCAGACTCCAGACGCGCAGGAAGTAGATAGAATAGCAGACATGCAAAACATGTTGGAGGCTCAAGGTGTCACCGGTCTGAATCTAATTACTGAGGCTCAATCTGGAAGTTCAGCAGGATTCCAAGCAGAAACCTTAATGCCTAGAGCAACCTCTAATAACTCAGGCTTGTCTAATGTCTTGTTTTGGGGTCAAGCCCCTTCAAACAGTGCTCCAGGCGGTGCTTACGAAGATGCAAATCAAGCAAATAAAGACGCTCTACAGGCGGATGTAGAGAGTATATTAGACCAAGCAAATTCTGCCGGATGGACTCCTGTTTATTCAAACTTTAATAATACACCAAACAAAGACTTAGATCCTTTGTGGAATACTGATTTTCTAAGGAGCATAGTTGACGTTAAAGCACCTTTATCGATCAGCTCAAATGATTTTGTGCAGGATTATTACGCTTTAGGTGGCTGGTCTAATTACCTATTTTCTGCGGACGATGGTATACACCTAGCTGAAGGGCCTGGCGACAGATTGTATAGGCAGTTTAGTGCCACAAGAATAGCAAGAATTATGGGTAGCGACATGAGAAAGGATCTTTCTGGTAGAAGGGTTGTTGTTAGTATGGCTGGTAGTGTAGCCCCTCTTGACCTTAATGTGTATGATAACATAACCCCTATGCCACTCGGGTATATCGGTGATGATAGGTTATGCTGTGCTGCTAACCTAGTTGATGCTGACACTGGAGAAATACTGCCTGATTTATATATTGCAGTTAAAGGTGCAACCACATCTAGAACAGGTCAAGGCAATGCTGGTAATTCATCATCCAGCTATTTAAATGATAAAGCGCTAAGCCAAAGCTTAAGGATGCCGCCAAGTCAGCTATTAGGGATGAGAGTTGAAATAGGGAGCTTTAGTCAAGCCCTACCTTCGGTATCAAAGTTAATCTTAGCCGGAAGCTCTTCTCTACCCGACAAGATAACAGATTGGGAATGTAACGGAGAGACTAAGACATTAGATGCTAACGATACGCCTTGTGGTGTAGTTGAGTTCTTGAGTGTTCCTACGGTAAATAATAAGGTTAACGCAGTTGGAAC